CTGCTACGTGGCGGGTTTTTCCGACGGTTCCGGCCCCAAGCGCATCGGCTCGGTCGAGACCATGTCCATTGACGGCTTCAAAAAATGGTTGCAGGGTGGAAGAACAACACAGCCAATTAATTCCGGCGCGACAATCGGCAGCGCATTAAAAATTGCACAGAAATATGCCGATGCGCGGTAGTAAACATTCAGCCGAGATGCTTCCAAGTTTTACGCCGCTTGATTTGGCTGACTGTGCGTTGATCGATGGCGTAGTCAGCAGCAATAACTCGTTGCAGACGTTTGTCAGCGCGAATACGACGTACTTTTTCTGCCGTGAGTTTGTTGAGATGCCCGCGCTCGCGAATTGTTCTGTCGCGCATGTTGTCAATGTGCGTGCCGAGCCGAAGGTGTTTTATATTGATGCAGATGGGTCTGTCGCACTTGTGCCGCACCTGCCGTTTCAGTGGGATCGGACCCTTATGGGCTGCCCAACTCGCGCGATGTGCGTAAATCATTTTTCCGCTAGCCGGATCACGAATATACCCATAGCCATCTTGATTGGTGGCTCCGACGAAGTCGATGCAACCGTTGGCCCCGGGCTTGCTCCGGTACGCAAGTCGCTCTTTCAGAGACAGTCCATTTGGTGTACGCTTGAGTTTAGCCATAGGGATGTTACCGCATCGCTAGAGGTCAGGACGGGCCTCGGCGCTGATAACGCCGACCCGTCCGAATACTGGCAGGAATGTTGATATGTGTCACGTAGACCAAGCCATGAAACTCGTCGCGAAACACGGCCATGTCCAAGGCCAGTGACGCCGCGCGCGCCAAGGCGCAACGCTGGTGCGGCGACGCACCGCCAGCCATGCGCAAGCGTCGCGAAGACGGCGGTGCTGCCGGCGAGGGATCTGCAGACGCCGGCAATTCAAGCACGGCAGGGGACAGTGGCTCGTCGGGCGCTACTCCCGTAGATATCGCGCCTCAAGCACCGGCACCCGTCAGCGACAAGTCGACCATCGACAAAGAACCGATTACCAAACAAGGCCCCGGGTCCGTGGCAATAACGACAGATGGCTCGCCCAAACCCCTCAATTCGCAAGCGCTCCGCGACGGCGGACGTACTACGGCACGCAGGAGATACGCATCATGAGTGAAATGTCCCGCAAAGCTCGCGCAGCGATGCGCGCAAAGGCCAACCGCATGGGCGGCGTCGGCGATCCGCGTAAGAAGGTCGACGCAAGTTCGTGGGTGCCTCCCGAACCGTTGAATACGACAGCGAAGACGGGTGCGCGACCAGTGCGCGCTAGGATTTATAAAAGTGGAGGGCGTATCCAGGGCGATCGCGGCCCGCTGCGCGCCGACCGCAAGGCACGCGCTTCCGGCGGCTCGGTGGTCGACGATTACGTCAACCGCGACGGCGTGAAGGCCAATGCCAAGCTCGGCAAGCCGCACGTGGGCGCCTTCAAGAAGGGCGGCCGCGCCCATCGCGACATGGGCGGCATGACCAATCCGATGGACGAAGCCAACGGCGCGTTGGCGGCTGCCGCCAATCGTTCCGGCGTGGCCCCCGCGCGTATGAGTTCGGCGCCTGTCCGTTCGACTTTCTCCAAGCAGGTCGGCCTGAAGAAGGGCGGCGTCGCCAAGCACGGCGACGAAGTCGAAGACAAGAAGATGATCAAGAAGATGGTCGAGAAGTCGGCCCTCAAGCGCAAGGACGGCGGCAAGGCCGAAGGCACCTACTTCGGCGGCACGCGCCCGACCGGCGGCCGCATGGCGCATGCCAATGGGGGCGCGACGAAACATCCTGCCGATTGTACCTGCGCACGCTGCAGCGGAGGCCGTACCACACGCGCTGCCGGTGGCCGCGCCAAGAAGGGCAAGACAAACATCAACATCCACATCAACACGCCGCAGGGGCAGCCCAACGCGATGCCGATGCCGCCGATGGGCATGCCGATGAAACCACCGCAGATGCCGCTACCGATGCCGCCCGCGGGCGGCCCGGGTGCAGGTCCGCCGATGGGCCTGGCCGGCGGTCCGCCTCCGGGCATGCCGCCGGGTATGCCTCCCGGCATGCCGCGCAAGAGCGGCGGACGTACCGGCTATCCAAAAATGGAATTCGGTGCCGGCGGCGGCAAGGGTCGCCTCGAGAAGATCAAACTGCAGGAAAACTCACGTCGGTAGTCTGGCTTGGCCACCGACGAGAGCGGGACGGTACGGTCCTCCTCGGTCGTACCGTCCCAACCAACGCCGAGGAGGGCGTGAAAGATGTCTCAGCAAACCTATAACCAACGTCTCGAGGATATTGCGAAGAAGAAACTCGACGCAGGAATCATCGCCATACAGCAGGCGATGGGCGCCGGACTTCTCAAGGATCATGCCGAGTATAAATATCAGGCGGGCATCCTGAAGGGTCTCGACAACGCGAAAGAGCTGCTCGCGGAGGCACTCAAGGAGTGCCAGAAGCAATAATCACTGAGGAGAGTGAGAACACATGACTGCCGCAATCAAGATGAGACACGACACGGATCCCGCAACGACGATCCATAACCATTTGGGCGACATCGACGACGTCGACGTCTTCAACGACCGCATCCTGCTCGCGATCTACGAACGTCCCGAGCAAACCAAAGGAGGCGTACTTCTCACGCAAACATCGCGCGCCGAAGACCAGTTCCAGGGCAAGGCCGCGATGATCGTGAAGATGGGTCCGGTGGCAGTGCTCAAGGCCGAGGACCGCGGCGGCGCGCTCAACGTCGGCGACTGGGTGGCGATCCGCCCGAGCGACGGCTGGCCCGTTCGCATCAACAAGCAGAGCTGCAGGCTGGTGTCCGAGAAGGACGTCCACCTGCGTCTCAGCAGCCCCGATCAAGCCTGGTAACCGAGGAGAAATTCATGGCCGAAGAAAAAGACGATGTCGTGGACGACACGACCACGACGCTAAGTGCCGACGAAGGCGTCGAGGCACTCAAGACGAAACTCGCCGAGAGCGAGCGCCTGCGGGCCGCCGAATCCACTCGCGCCAACAATGCCGAGGCGCGCGTCGCGCATGCCGAGACCGCGGTGGAGGGCAGCGAGCTTGCCATCATCGAGGGCGGCCTGACGCAGCTCAACACCAACAAGGAGATCCTGAAGGCGAACTACGCCACGGCGATGTCCGAAGGTAACTTTGCCCTCGCATCGGAGATCAACTCCGAGATGGCGAAGAACGCCGCGCAGAGCCTCAATCTCGAGAATGGCAAGATCGCGATCGAGACGCGGCCCAAGCGCGAAGCACGCCAGTCGGCGGTGCAGAGCAACGATCCCGTCGAGATGCTTGCCAGCCAGCTTGCTCCGGCATCGGCATCATGGATTCGCGCACACCCCGAGTACGCACGCGACACACAGAAGAACGCCGAGATGATGGGCGCGCACTACAAGGCGCTCGCGAAGAACATGGCGCCGAACAGTGCCGAGTATTTCGCCTTTGTCGAGAAGGATCTCGGCATCGGCCACAACGATCAACGCACCAACGGTCGCGATCACACCGCCACCGACACGAGCGGCGACGACAATGCCGTCGTGTCGCGCGCCGCCGAAGGCGCGGCGCGGCGCATTAACGACGAACCGCCTCCCGCGGCGCCTGGGCGCAACGGCGGTGGTGGCGGCGGAAAACGTGTTACCTTGTCGCCGCAGCAAGCCGAGGCGGCCAAAATCTCGGGCCTGACCAACGAGGAATACTACGCCTCGCTGCAGAAGGTCAAAGGCGACCCCCGTAACAAGACCCACTGAGGAGAGCCAGCATGACCGAAGCCCCTACCCGTCGGCGCCGCCAGCGCCGTAACAACGATGAGATCGAGCAACCGGTGACGGAACAGCCCGTCTTGCAGACAGCGCCTGCGCTGCAAGCGGCACCAGCCGTTGCCGAATCGCCCCCCGGCGAGCGCGCGATGAGTTCGCTCGAGCGCGCGCGCCTGCGCTCGGCCGAGCTGTTCGACCACGGCACCGACCAGCTCGACGATGCGATCGACGAGTTCGCCTTCGACCTGCGCGTCATTCCCGACGGCTGGACTTACGAATGGCGTACTCACACGGTACAAGGCAAGGAAGACCCCGCCTACGCCGTGCAGCTCGACATGAAGGGCTGGCAGCCGGTTCCGGTCTCGCGCCATCCCGAGATGATGCCGAAGGACTACTCGGGCTCGACGGTCATCCGTAAGGGCATGCTGCTGATGGAGCGTCCGAAGGAGATCACGGAGCGCGCGCGTATCCTGGAAAAGAAACGCGCGCTCGATCAGGTTCGCATCAAGGAAGAGCAGCTGCGCTCGGCGCCGCCGGGTACTTTCGACCGCGGCACGCATCACGGCGCACCGGTCAAGGTCGGCCGCAATTACGAGCCGACCCTGGTCCCCAAGGACTAGACGCTGGACGCCGCAACTGAAAAGGCCCGGGAAACCGGGCCTTTTTTATTGTGTTGACAGCGACACCGATCTTTAGGCAGTATCCTTGCGCACGGCTTTAGAGCCTCTCGCCCCGGTGGCGAGATTAAATAATTTTCCGGCCCCCACGATCACTCGGGTGATTAACGGAGCCTCCCTAGAAAAGGGAGAACGTCTCCGTGGTAAATTCAAACAGTCCATTCGGTTTCTCGCAGTATCAGGGCAGTGCAGGCGGTGCGCCGACCTTCGCCATGTCCGTGCGTCGAATCGCGGCAGGCAATGCCACCGCGATCTTCACGGGCGATCCGGTCAATCCGGTTGTCGGCGCGGCTAACGGCTACGTCACGCAGGGGGTTCCCGGCACGGTCCGCATCGACGGCATCTTCTGGGGATGTACCTTCACTTCGGTGGTGCAGAAGCGCAGGATCTGGAGCAATTTCTGGCCCGGTTCCGATGCCAACGGCGATGTCACGGCCTTCATCGTCGACGACCCCAACACCCGCTTCAAGGTCATGGGCAACTCCACGACCTTCAACATCACCGGCACGCCTTCGGCCTTCACGAGTTCGCCGATTGGCCAGTACGCACAGTACGCGATCGGCACCGGCAACACCGCTACCGGCATCTCGGGCGCCTATCTCACCGCGCTCGCGACCACGGTCACCCTCCCGTTCATCGTCACCGACCTGATCCTCGATCCGCCCGGCTCGACCGGTGCCGACCCGACGACGGCCTACAACTGGGTTGTGGTCGGCTTCAACAACGAGTGGATGCGCACCAATGGTGCTGGCCCCACCGGTATCAGCTAAGGAGCGCGATCCATGACCGTCAATCTTGCACAGATCAAGGATCTCCTCCTTCCGGGCCTTCGCGGTGTCGAAGGCAAGTACGAGCAGATCCCGTCGCAGTACGACAAGATCTTTACCAAGCACAACTCGGAGATGGCGCTCGAGCGCACCGCCGAGATGCGCTACCTCGGCCTCGCGCAGCTGAAGACCGAGGGCGGCCAGACCGCCTTCGACAGCGGCGCCGGCGAGCGGTTCGTCTATAACCAGGAGCACATCGAGATCGCTCTCGGGTACGCGATGACCCGCAAGGCGATCGACG